GTTAGAAGATTGTTTAATTATTGATTTGGAAGAAGGGTCAGATATGATAGAAGCTTTAAAATTAAAAGCTAATAATCTAGGAGATCTTGCTGAAATTGGTAAGAAAATAATGCAAAACAAAAAACCATACAGGTATGTAGCTATAGATACAGTTACTAAGCTTGAGGAATGGTGTGAAATAGAAGGCAAAAAGATCTATCAACTTACTCCTATGGGTAAAAACTTTGATAAAGATCAAAAAGGCATTTCAGTTTTATCTCTTCCTAATGGTGCTGGCTATCTATACTTAAGAATAGCATTCAAAAGATGGATAGAAAGGTTAAACAAATTAGCAGATCACGTGATATTAGTTGGTCATCTCAAAGATAAGATGTTAGATAAGAAAGGAAAAGAAGTTTCTTCTAAAGATCTTGACTTAACAGGGAAGATTAAACAAATAACATGCGCTAACGCTGATGCTATTGGTTATATTTATAGAGAAGGTGATACTACTATGGTATCTTTTAATTCTATGGATGATATAACTGCAGGATCGCGCTGTGATCATCTCAAGGGCCAAGAAATGGAACTTGATTGGAGTAAAATATTTATTGATTAATTTAAAAACACATTTAAAATGGTAGAAACGAGAATAAACCCAACAACGGGAACTACTGAACAGGTGCAAAGCACGACTCCTGAAGTTATTACTACATCAATGATCATAACAGATCTAGAAAATGGTATTGACAGAACAGGTATTAAAGCTAAATACAGTTTAGAAGCATGGGAAGTTAAACAAATGTTTGATCACCCTGTACTAAAAGGTAAGAAAGCTAAACGAGTTAAAAAATTATCTTTTAGTTTTGTAGACGACACAGTTAATACTGATGTATTACCTGGACAAACTAACTTAGTTGATCAAATAGCTGAAGAAAATGCAGAAAATTTAGAAGCTATTAATGATGCTAAAACAGAGGAAGAAGTCTTTTACAAAGAAGAAGATAAGCACAATGAGTCACTAGAATCTCAAGCAGACGATTGGGCTAATGAACACAAATATTAATATTAAAAAATTTATAAAATGGCTATAACAAGCAACAATTCAGACCAAGAGGTCATGGGTAGCATTAAAAGTTATTCAGGACTTTCAAATTTTAATGTAGTAGCAGTAAATCCTACAATGCAGGAACTACACGCTATGGACATTAAAGTAAAACAAGAACCAAATTATTTCTTAGAACTAAATGGTGAAGACTATTTTAAAGTTGTATTTTGGGTTAAGAACGAAGATCTAACTACTAGAATGGAGGTCTTAATGCAAAATAAAACAAGAACTAGTAAAACTGGTAAATTTCAATGGTTAAACTCTGTAGGTCAATCTACATGGTCAGAAGGTAATCCTTCTTATGACTGGTGGCAAAAACCTGAGACATCAAGAAAAGCTTTTGGTGGTGAGGAAACTTTAATTAACTTTGTTAAAGCATGGGCTAATGTAGCACCAGGTGGAGACGTATACTTTGAAACTATTGATAAAATAGTACAAGGAAATGTAACAGAGTTAAAAGAACTAGTAAAAATACTAGCAGGAAACCAGGTTCGATTATTAGTAGGGGTAAAAGATGGTAAATATCAACAAGTTTATACTAAGATATTTGGCAGAATCAAACCACAAAGAGATGATTTATTTGTTAAATCATTAAACGATGAGTATGGATCATTTAACGCAGAGTTTGCTACTGACCTTCAATGGGGTGAGTTTAAACCTGAGTTAGCTGTAGTAACTCCTGACTCTGATGGTGGTGATGACCCATTTTCATCTAATGATGAGAATAAAGACTGGGTTTAATTAATTAATTAAGGGGAGCTAACAGTAAAAAGTTTACGCCTTGGGGGCGGGCTCCCTTTAATTTTAACACACACAGCTTATGATAACATCGAGACCAAGTAATGATATATTACACACAGACACAATATTAGAAAAAATAACAGAGTTTGACATATTTAAATACTACTGTTCTGTATTTATAGAACTTAATAAGAAATTTTGCAGCGAGCTGAGAGAGGATAAAAAACCTTCAGCGTCTGTAGTTAATTATAATGGTAATCTACTATACAAAGATTTTGGACATCCTGAGCATACATTTAATTGTTTTGGATATGTTCAGTTTAAATATGGAGTAACATTTACTGAAGCTTTAATTCAAATTAGCAATGATTTTAATTTAAAACTAGTAAGTTCAAATGGAGTAACGCGGTCCAAGGTTCCTACACTTTATGGTAATCAACATGTTGACAAGAAAGTCACTATTATTAAAATAAAGAGTAGAAATTGGAATTCTTCAGATGCACAATTTTGGAAGCCTTTTGGTATAAGTAAGAAAATTTTAACTATCTTTGCAGTTAAGCCTATCTCATACTATTGGATAAATGAAAATAGATTCAAAGCTAAAACTCCTACTTATGCTTTTAGGTTTAACAATAAATTTAAAATTTACGCTCCTTATGAAACAAATAATAAATGGTTTAGTAACACTAATAAAAACATCGTTCAAGGCTATGATCAACTTCCTGATAAAGGTAATGTCTTATATATTACATCTTCCCTCAAAGATGTTATGTGTTTGCACGCAATGCGATTGCGAGGGATTGCTCTGCAGTCAGAAATGCAAGTCCCCAGCAAGTTGCAAATGCAGTTGTTGCAAAGAAGATTCAAAAAAATAGTTATTTTTTACGACAATGATATTCCTGGACAGTCTATGGCTGCTAAAATATGCAGTGAGTATAATTTAGATAATCTTTACATTCCAAATGATTGGGGTGCTAAAGATGTATCTGATGCTGTTGCTTTACACGGGTTTGATAAAGCAAAACAATTTATATATGAGATTTAAAAGAAGAAAAGGAAAAGCAAAAATAAAATCTAAACCTACTGAACTAGATGGTATAAAATTTAGATCTAAATTAGAAGCATTTACTTATAGAAAATTAAAAGAAAACAAAATTAAACACGAATACGAAAGTGAAAAGTTTGTTTTGCATGAAGGATTCTATTTTACTTCTGATTCTTATGAACAATCAACAACAGGTTATAGAAATAGAGGAAAAGAAAAAGTTAGAGCAATCACATATTTGCCAGACTTTTTATCTCCAGCTATTAACCATAAACGCAAATGGATAATTGAATGCAAAGGTTTTGCTAATGACAGATTTCCTATGAAATGGAAAATGTTTAAAAAATATTTACACGATAACAATCCTAACTGTGTCTTATTTGTACCTAAAAATCAAAAACAGGTACTTGAAACTATAGAAATAATTAAAAATTTATGACATGAATCAAATGGCGAATGTAACTCCAATCCATAAATGGGTTGATGAGTTACGACCAGGCGATTTAATTAGAGTGTCTTACGGATCAGGCTGTCATTATACAGGACTGTTTAGAGATCGTAGGCTAAAAACTAATGGGGCTATATTATATTATTATGATATACCGCATCCCTGTAACGACTCTAAAGATTGCTGGTACACAAAAAGGCTAGAAGAAAAACTTCCTTCAGTCTCGTATATCTATGGATATGCATATAAAGATAGGCTACATCCTACACAAGAATGGATGTTGACTAAAAATCAAAAAGAGTATTATAACAAATTAAAAAAATTTATAAAATGAGTATTAAAACAATTGATCGTGACATCCAAAGTGGACAAGAGGGTGTCAAGAAGAAAATCAACAAAGGTGCTGAAAAGCTAGTCTTTGACATTCTTCAAGCGTCTCAGTACTCCCAGCCAATTCCATCAACAGTTAGAGAGTTAACTACAAATGCATGTGACTCTCAACGTGAGAAGGAAATGGCCTTAGAGATACTAAGAGGTACAAAGAAAGCAGAAGACTACTATATTCAGCGAGAAGGAGAAGCTTACTCAGACAGTAACTTTGACCCTTTATATTACAGTAAAGATTATTTAAATCTTGACGAACATAAAGTACATCTTACATATAAACAGAATGAAGGTACTGGATTTTGTGATAAATTTACTGTACTAGATCGTGGTGTAGGTATTGGGGGTAGAAGGTTAGAAGGAATTCTAGAGCTAGGTTATTCTACGAAAAGAAATACTAGCGAGAATTTTGGCGCATTTGGTTTAGGTGCAAAAGTAGCACTTTCAACAGGCGTTGATTTCTATACTATTACAACTGTACACAATGGTAAAAAGTTTAAATGTAACTGTTATAATTATAAAACAGATTTTATTATACCTAAGTTTAATTTAACAACTGGTAAAGAAAATCCGTTTGTAACATTTTTAGATGGGACTAAAGTTTACTACGAATCTACATCAGATAAGAATTATACTGAAGTAAGTTTTGGAGTAAAAAGACACAATAGATCTAGATTTAGAGATGCTGTAGAAGAGCAGTTACTTTATATAGATAATGTTGTGTTTGAAATAGAAGACGAAGCAGGTGATATAGAAAATGTAGATTTTCACGCTGATGTATTACATAATTCTAAAAATCTTATTGTTTCTGATAGTTATGTATTTAGTAGACCACATATTATAATTGTAAAAGATGAAA